AGTTGAAAGTCAGTGCTATTGTTTCCTGTAATCTTTTTAATTTGGTCATCACCAAAGATATAAAGATCATCACGAAACACACCGCCCGTCTTCACCTCAAAACCAACATTGACACTAATAGCACCAGCCCCAGTTGTGAACCCATCAGGATCGTTAGGGGCACTCAGGACAACTAGATTTGCTTTAGTACCCGACATACCCATGTACGCAAGGTGATTTTTGAAGTCTACCGTTACAGATGCACCTTCGATATCCGTGGTGTCAGCAGATGTTAGCACTGTCCACCCATCAGCAGAATTGTACGCAGCGGGGAAGTTGACACCATCTGTAACTGTGTAGGCTTCTTTGCCCTCAAAGTTATACTTGCTAACTCTCAGACGGCTAACGCCTACAGAGCTTCTAACGTCCGCAGTCCCAGTAGTGAGGACATTGATGGCAGCGGTAGCCCAGCCAGCGCCAGTAACCCACCTGTAAACATGATACTGGGAGCCAGTTGTACCTCGGGCCGCATGTACGGTATCCTGATAAATCCAGCACCCTAATGTGGCATCAGTTCCCGGCAAAGCAGTGGATGTTGTATCATACGGTTGGAAACCATCAACAGTACGGTAGCCGCCACGCTGAGATACTTCGTAGTTCAACAGTCGCGTTGCTGCACCGGGGAAATCATTACTCAGTGTCAACGTGTCTTCGTTGGTGAACAACCCTCCGCGACAGGCTATGGCCTCGCTTCTAATCAAATCTGGCATGCTATGTCACCCTGACGAAGCCAATGCTGCCACTGTTAGCACTTAGTCGTGTGTCCTTGACACGAGGATAACTGTTTGTTAGAATGGACCGCATACGGGAAACCCCAATTTTAAACTTTTGCTCAAACATTGCTGCTTGGTTCTCGTTGCCACGCTTGCTATTCAAATACCAGCAAGCACCATTAATGATGACCTGCCCGAAAGCATCTGGGATCAAGGTTGTGTCCGTAGCTGCTGTTAACTCAACGGGGTACAGATATTTGGTGTAGCGAACAGTATAAGCTTGATTGGGGCGAGGAGTGAAACCAAGATTGCCATTAGGATAAGTAAACACTCTCTCAGGAACAGCGTAATCACTGGAAGTAGCATCTCCGTCTCGTTGAGCGAAAGTCTTCGTGTATTCATCGAAGTCAATAGGCTTCAGCCAGCGCTCTCCAACAGACAATGCATCGTTCTTCTTCAACATAACAGTGTCAAGATCAACGTACTTTGTATCCGCAGAAGTTGCGTACTCCTGTGTACCAGCTACCATCGTGATTTCAGCAGTGGTAACATTAAAAGGCCAACTCCACTCATACATGTTGATGTCTTGAATGGCATCGTTGACAGAATCCTTTGCCAACTTAATTTCAGGGTCTGTAGTGGTCTCAAAAGTTGCGCTCACAGCTTCCTTAGAACCAAAGCGGCGCAAAGTTCTGTTCGTCAAATCTAGAAAGTTCAAGGCCACTTGTTAATCCTTTAACTAAATGTACGAAGGAGCTAGATGCTGTTCAGCAGGAAGCAGATTTGAGGGGAAGAGACGGAAGATTTCGGGGAATTTAGACACCATATTGTCCCACACCTCCTTGTTAGCTGTGTTACACATTACATTGTGTACCTGTTCATCAGCCGGGATGTATTTATTATTGAGGACATCCATCAGATAATCCTGTAAATAATATTCTCCAATTACATGCACGGATACATCTGGCCCCAATAAACGGAGTGCTTGTGATGCTTCCTGTGCTGCTCCCATCATGACAAAATTGGTGAGTACTTTGTTACCATTGTTTAGGTGGACAGGAATTGGGGCTGTTTTAGTAACTGCTTCTCTATCCCCGTTGACATGCGTTGTCTCGTCAGAAACCCAACTTAGGTCAAACCCATACACAACAATCTTCTTAAACCCCATGTAGGCTGCTAGGCAAATAGTTTGCAGTGTGGTGTTCGAACCTTGTGCGATACACTTAGAGGAGGGCACATACGAGGATGCTGTGCGGCTCAGAAAACGGTATGTTTTATTCTTTGGGTACTTCTCAAACATTTCTGGTAGACACTGAGTGCTGATGAAATGGACCGTACCGGGGGTGTCGTGAATGTACTTCAGTTCAGTAGGCTTAGTGTCAAGGTGTACGTTGTAATCAACTTTTACACCATTTTCGTGCAGAAAATTGCCCGTCTTAACTGAAAACACACGGACATTCTTGTCTCTGCTGTGGCGGGCAATGTCGGCAATGTTGTCTTTCAGACTTGGACCCGCACCGCATATAATGGCTGTCTTACCTTTTGCCACATTTTTGTGAGAACGTAGATATGCTTGGATTGACTTTGCACGATTTTTGTTCGCTTCATGATTCGCTCTTAGGTTGTCTACATTGTCTTCACATTGCAATTTAATCAAAGGTTGACTCCTACGTCACTTAGAGAAAGGAGATGAGGGCACCACCTAAGTAGCAGTGCCCCCACATTAGTTAAGCGAGTTGGTCGCGGTCAACGTCTGCTGCTTCCTGAACCTGACGGACATCCGTCATGAATACAGTGAAGCGAACCTTGCCGTCAGACGGTACAACAGAACCCGGTACAATCAGGGTCATGTCGATTGCGTCCTCTGCCGAGGTTGCATTAACAGAGTTTGCACCAAACGGAAGCAGACCATTCGAACCCGGTGCAACGAAGCCCAGAGTGTTGAGGTCGCCACCATCGACAAAATCGTCACCACCTGCAACATCAAGGTCAAACGTAGCACCCGTCGAAGAGTCTACAGTAAGAACCTCTGCAATTGCACCGTGAAGCAGAGTGTATGCCGGGACGGGCATAACCTGAATCACATCAGCAGTAGCGAGAGCCGAACCTTTAGTGGTGGTTGCTTCTGCGAGGTCGATGACACGCACGACTTTGTACGGTCCCGGCCCAGAGAGGCGGGAAACGTGGTTGGCGTTTGCGCCTGAACCTTGGCGAAGATCAATAGTAGCCATTGGTATCTATCCTCCTTACGCGATGTTTACACGCGCTGTCACGATTGCTTCAGGACGAAGAATCTTCATTTATATTCAATGAGGGGCGGTAATCCTCACCCGCTTGAAGGTATTTAATTGCCGATTTTAAGATTGTCGCGCTATCTTTGAAAAGACCCAGCCCATGATTGCATGAACTACACAACAAACCTCTTACCTTACCCGTATCATGGCAATGATCAACAAAGAGGCGAGAAGTCCTATTACTAGAAATCTTGCTTTTGCAGATGGCACATTTTCCATCTTGATCATCAAATATCTGTTCATATGTTTCCCATGTGATGTCGTAAGTACGTTTAATGAAGGCTTTGTACTTCCTGTGCTCATTACATGGTTTACATTTTGACCTCATTGCAATACCTCCAAAAGACCGTTTATCTCGCTCTAAAGAGTATTGTGATGGGTCTTTGAACTTTCCGCAGGATGTGCATACTCTGCCTTTTTCATGCGGGTGTCCATTGGGTAACCTAAGTTTCTTCGACAATTTTTTACCTCATAGCTGCTGTATGTTTCCATACAGATTAGACTATATCAAACACTGGTGTTTTCCAGTGTCCCCCTATTTCCCACTCCCTTGAGTGGTACGGGATGTCTCCCTAGTCGTTACACGTTCCCTTGTAAGGGCTTCGCTCGGTATTGTCTTAGCCTCGTCCATGAGCCTTAGAGTTTCACCGAATTAAGGGGGTTTCGAATGTAGATCACTCTACATAAGCGCAGTACCTAAGAATATTAAGCAATATTAACGCGAGCGGTAACGATTGCCTCTGCTCTCAGGATTTTACGACCATACATGTGCATACCACGGACAATATCCGCGAAGCTGTCTGGATCACGGTAGCTCTCAACTTTGTTGATCTGCTCCGCGCATGCGACAGCCGACTTGTGACCAGCAACAACAACACCGTAGTTGGTGCCCTGTGCAGCGGTACCAGAAGTTCCAGCGCCCGTACCAATAACTGGCAGGTTGTTAGAAGTGTAGATTTTGAAGCCACGAATCATGCCTTCACCTACGCGACCATTGCGAAGAAGATTCTCGCTAGAGGAAACGTAGTCATGGTTGACAAGCTTAGACTGCTCATCACCCAACACTTCAAGGAACACCGGATCAACAATGACCCAACGATCTTCCTGTGGAACAAACTGCTGATCCAGAAGACGCTTCATGCGGTTCAGAACCTGCAACGGCGAAGCAAAGTTCGACGTGTTAGCAGTCGGGTTAGCACCAAGCGGGATGGAGTCCCCAGCGCTTGCAGCAGTCGTACCGAAATTGTTGGAGAAATCGGTGCGGTCAAGCTGCATGGTAGCCAACAGACCCTGACCATTCGTGGTGCTGATTGGCGAGGTGCCGGATGCATCAGCAGAAGTAGCCGTGGTGTTAGCGTTGCTGTGCAGAGCCGACTGAGTGTAGCCAGTAAGGTAACCAAGAACGTCTTGGTCATACTGGTCTTTCAGGCGGTAGCCAGCGCGAGAAGTCGCGAGGTCTTCCCAGTTGTGATGAGCATGCTTCTCTTCGATGTCGTCAATCTTGAAGGCAAAGTAGTTTGCCTGATCCACAACCATCGTGAAGTCTTCATCATCGAGGTCTTGAGCGGTGATTTGAGTACCGCGAGAGTAAGCTGAAACCGAAATTTCAGGCTCTTTGAT